GAATTATGGCCCGCAGGCCGAGCAGCAGCAAGCTACCCCGCAACAAGTTCAGCAGGGCTATCAAACACTCGCCGAGCAGATGCAGCAATTGGCGACCGACTTCGGCCCGAACTACGGGCCGCAAGCCCCGGGTCTTGCCCCGCCCGGCCAACTCGGGCCGGGGATGGTTATGGCCGATCCGAATGCAACCCCCGGCCAGCAGCAGTTCGGCGATGCCATTCCCGGTCAGCAGTTTGACGCGCCATCGACCACGCGGGGGACGGAAACGGAAACCATCGGGCTACGGCCGGGCGAGGACGTGATTAGCTCGCTGATGCCCACCACCAAGGGAGCCGGCGGCATCATCGGAGTGCAAGGCCTGATGGACATGTACGACCAAGGCGGCCGTCCCAGCCCAAGCCCCGCCTCCGCCCGCCCGGGCGGTGACCCCTTTGGCCCCGACAATGCCGGCCGTCCCAGCGGCGGTCGCCCCGGCGGCGAAACGTTCGGCCGTCCCGGCCTTTCGATCACGGTTGGCGGCCGTCCCAGTGGCGGGCAAACCGGCGGCCGTCCTGGCGGCTATTACAACACCGGTGGTGCCGGCATTGCCCCCGGCGCCAAGGGCGCGGAATACGGCGGTGCCTACGGTATTAACTCGCCCGGCCGGCCGGGCACCGCGGCGTTTGGCGGCGATTTCCGGCAAGGCGGGCCTGCCGGCGCGTATTTCTATGATCCGGCGACCGGCCAATATTATCAAAGGTAGGGAGTACAGATATGCCCGCCCGCAAACGGCCAATAGGCTTGGCCCCGTTCAATACCGCGGAATGCCGGGCCAAGATCAAGGCTTCGCAACTCATTCACCGGCTGCAAGCCCACATCTTCGACGGGCTGAAACTGGAAATGTCGCAAATCAAGGCGATCGACATCCTGCTCAAGAAGATCATTCCCGACCTGACCCGCACCGAAATCGCGGCCGACCTCAATGTTCGCTATGTTGCCGAGCTTCCTAAGGTGCTGACGAGGGCCGAGTGGGTTGCAAAATACGGAAGTGATCATCTATCGCCGCCCATGATTGAAGGCACAGTAAGCGGAGGCGAAAATGGGAAGGCGAATGGGTCGACCGATGGGCCGGCCCCCGACAAAATTCTACAGTAAATGGAAACATCTGTAATCGAGCGCACCGTATGGTCGCCTGGAAGCAACTGGCCCCAGTGGTCCCTTCTCGAATGTCCAATCTTTGAGGTGTTCTTCGGCGGCGCTCGCGGCGGCGGCAAGACCGACGGAATGCTCGGCGAGTTCATGGCACACGCCAACGAACACAAGGGCCACGCCTCCGGCCTGATGGTGCGGCGGACCTATAAGGAACTGGTCGATACCATCGAGCGCTCGCGGGCGATCTATGGCCCGCTGAAATGGACCTACAACGAAACCGAGAAGCTGTGGCGCGATCCGCGCGGGGCGCGGCTGCGGTTTGCCTATCTCGACCGCGACAGTGACGCCGAGGGCTACCAGGGCCACAGCTACACCCGCGTCTATGTGGAGGAGATCGGCAACTTTCCGTCGCCGGCGCCGGTGATGAAACTATTCGCCACGCTGCGCTCGGGCGCCGGCGTGCCGGTGGGCTTCCGGGCGACGGGCAATCCTGGCGGACCAGGACATCAATGGGTGCGCGCGCGCTACATTGACCCAGCGCCGCTCGGCAATCAGGTGATCCACGATCCCGTCACCGGGCTGGATCGGATCTTCATCCCGAGCAAGGTGGACAATAATCCGTTCATCGACGCCGAGAGCTACAAGCAGCGGCTGCGATCGTCGGGCTCAAAGGAATTGGTGCAGGCGTGGCTGGACGGCGATTGGAGCGTTACGCTCGGCGCCTTCTTCGATTGTTGGAGCACCGCGCGGCATGTGGTGCGACCGTTTGAGATCCCGAAAGAATGGCTGCGCTTCCGCGCGATGGACTGGGGCTCCGCTCATCCATTCTGCGTCCAATGGTGGGCGGTGGTGTCGGACGATGGCACCTACGGCGGCAAGTTCCTGCCGCGCGGCTGTCTGGTGCTCTACCGCGAATGGTACGGCCAAAAGCCGGGTGAGCCCAACGTCGGCATCAAGATGAATGCCGATGATGTCGGCAAGGGCATCCGCAAGCGGGAAGAGGGCGAAGAGATTGCCTACGGCGTGCTCGATCCCTCGGCGTTCATTCAAGACGGCGGGCCGTCGATCGCCGAGCGGATGGGCACGGGCTCCGAGGGCAAGGTGTGGTTTCGCCGGGCCGACAATTCCCGCGTTCACACGCGCGGCGCCAGGCACACCGGCGGTTGGGATGTGATGCGCTGGCGCATGGAAGGCAACGACGACGGCCATCCCCTAATGGTGGTGTTCTCCACCGCGGTGGATTTCATCCGCACCGTGCCGTTCCTGCAGCATGATCCCGACCGGCCGGAAGACGTGTTGACCGACAGCGAAGATCATTGTGGCGATACGGCTAGGTATGCCTGCATGTCGCGGCCGTGGGCGAAGGAAAAGGAAACGCCCAAGCCGGAAGACGTGAGCGGCTACGCCCAGATCCACCCGCGCGGCGAGCAGCCCGGGGACTGGCGGACGTATTGATGGAGCAGCGCGAATGGCAGAAGTGACCCTTGACGGGACACCGTTGAATGTAACGATGTCCAACGGCAATCTGACCGTTACGCGCAACAGCGGCAGCGGTGCGACTGGCGTTTACAGCACAAGCAAATATACTACCGGCAAATACTATTTTGAGTTTATTATACAAAATACCATCACGACCAACACTCTGATCGGCATCGCACCGGAAGGCACCATCGTTTTCAATCTTGATACCACTGGCATTGTTGTTGCTATAGGTGCCTCTTCCTCAGTCCTTAACAACGGAACCCCATCGGGCAAGACGATCGGGTCGGTGGCGCTAAATGACATCTTTGCGATGGCCATGGACCTTGGCGCCAGATTGGCCTGGTTCCGCAGACAGAATGGCAACTGGAACGGAGATGGGGCAGCCAATCCATCCACCGGGACAGGTGGTGTGAGCTTTGCCGCTACCGTTCCTTTCTCTCCTTATATTAAATTCGCAGCGGGCCTCAACAATCCCGACGCCATAACCATGAATTTCGGTGCTTCTGCTTTTTTCGGAGCGGTGCCGTCCACGTTTACGAGTTGGGGAGATGCGCCGCCGCCGCTGCTACTGCCGTCGCTCGGCGGTTACACCGGCGGCGGTGCTAGTCGCGGCCGGATGATCCGCCAGCTTGCGCCCAAGCCTAAGCGCAAGCGCGAAGGCGCGGCAACGCCGCCCACGTCGATCGGCCGGCAAAGATACTGACGAGGAATAGCAATGGCCATCAGCAACGTCCTCTCGATCAAGGGCGGCGGTTATCCGCAGGGCGGCTCGGCGGCCGGCCGCAATGCGCCGGTCACCGATCCGCAGGAAGAGGACAAGGACGGCTTTTGGCCGCTGGAAAAATGCATCAACGCCTACACCACTTATCTCGACAACAAGACGCTGGAAATCCAGGAGCAGCAGAAGGCGCGACGCTATCGCCACGGCGCGCAATGGACATCCGACCAGATCAAGACCTTCAACGATCGTAAGCAACCGGTGGTGACCTACAACAAGATCGGCCGCAAGATTGACGGCATCGTCGGGCTGGTGGAACGGCTCAAACAAGACCCGAAGGCATATCCGCGCACGCCGCAGCATCAGGCCGGTGCCGACCTTGCCACTGCGGTGCTGCGCTATCTGCTGGATCGCAACAAGTGGAACGAGGTGGCGCCGCTGGTGAACGAGGCGGCGGCGGTCGACGGCATCGGCGGCATCGAGCTGGATCTGAAACCGATGCCACCGCCGAAGCAGGGCGGGCAGGGCATGATGCCGGGGATGGGCCACAATGGCGGGCCGCCAATGGAGCCCGACTATGATGTGATCTTTGGACCCGTCGATAACGACGGGTTTTTTTATGACCCGCGCTCGATGAAGCATGACTTTTCCGACGCGCGCTATATCGGCATGGGCAAATATGTCGATGAGGAATTGATGATCGAGCTTTTGCCCGGCATGGAAGACGACATCAAGGCGGCGTGCGATAGCTCGCTGGAATTGACCAAAAATTCCGACCGTGACACCCGATGGTTCCAGGCTAATGGCGATTTCAATCAGGTCAGGCTTGTTGACATTTGGTACAAGTCAAAGGGCGGCTGGAAGTGGGCGCTATTCACCGGCTCCAAGATATTGATGCGGGGCAACTCACCGTTCTCTGATGAGAACGGCAAGCAGTTTGCCAAGTACCTGATGTTTTCGGCGCAAGTGGATCACGACGGCGACCGCTACGGCTTCGTGCGCCATCTGCAATCGCCACAGGATGAGGTTAACCAGCGCCGCTCGAAAGGGCTATTCGACGCAAGTAATCGCCGGATTATCGCCACCAAGTCGGCGGTGGCCGACACCAACGTCGAGAAATTGCGGTTGGAGGCGTCGCGGGCCGAC